ATTTTGCATTTGATTTTCTTTTTCTTCTTTTACTTTCTCAGAAATGAAGTTAAAGATTTTTTCTGCAACATCCGCAACTTCTGCAAATGTTTCAGTTTCTGCAACCATTTTTACATATGGAAGTTCATCTGTAGTAAAGTAACCCTTTAGATCATACTGGTTCGAAGGGTACTTAAAGAACACATTGATTTTATCGATAAATGACATATTACCGAAATCGGATTGCTGAATTCCGAAAAAGTCTTTGTCATGAAGTTCATCATAACCTTTGAAGAAAGATGAACGCAAGCCAGGAAACTTTCGTTTCATCAATTTTTCAATTCGAGCATCTTCTACAACATTAACAAACGCTTTGTTAGAACGTTTGATTGCATTTTCTAAAACACCGTCTTCTGAAGGAGTATATAAAGCATGTCCCACCTCATGTCCTACCAACAGGTCATAAAGTGTACCAGACATATCTTTCCAAAGAGGGAGGGCAAGAACACGATTTTTTACATCAAAGTAAGCAGTCTCAATATTCTTGTGTTGAACCGAAATGTCTTCTTCTGCCATTAGTTTAGCAAGAAGACTTTTCGAATTCTTTGTGAACATCACAACATCATTCATATCAAAAATCCCATATAAAGAACCAAATCACTATATGATGATCTCATATTACAGGGGGTTTGTCAAGCACTTTTTAAAAAAAACTATCTAAACTTATCACTCTTTTATGTCGAAACATGTCGAAATCGTCCTTATCCTTTTGAAAACACCAGACATTTTCCATATAAATTTTATTCATAAAGGTATTCATTTTTTCTTTATCGAAGTTGCCATCTTCATCAGAAAACACCGCCTTTCCTTGTGGCCTTTGCATAATTCGCATACCAACCTGTCCAGTAAACGAATCACTCAACATATCCACAAGTTCATCACCAGAACGATACCTTTTACCCTTAATCTTGGGATCCATGATGTTTATCAACATATGTCCACCACTTCTAAGAGAATCGAAGGTGTTTTGAGATACTGGTAAATAAAAATCATCTCTCCATGCTTCATATTCATTAAATTTTGCCCAAGATTGATCTTCGGAATGTTCTCCACCTTCATTATATCTTTCTGTTGAAAAATATGGAGGCGAAGTAAATGCACAATCAATGTCACCAATATCATGCCAAGGCAGATTCTCTGCACCACAACGATAAAATACACAAGTTTTCTTATCACCATAAAGTGCGAAATAATCTTCTTTATCTACGATTTTATAAGCGTTACCTATTAACTTAGAGTATTCTTGTGCCTGAATTTTATAATTCTTGAATGTGTTTGGATTTGGATCACAACCAATATAAAGTGTTGCATTAGAACAAAAGAATCCTGCAAGTCTATCTCCCCAACCCATCGAAGTATCCAAAACTCTCTTTGCGGAAGTCATTTCATATATGCACTTTGCAACTAACGGTTTAAACTGCGTAGCAATGTATGTACCGAGTCTAAACGCCATCATGTACTGTTTGTTAGTTAATTCCCAACTATCGTTCACACCTCGCCAGATGGGGCCTAGCACACCCCAAATGTTATCACCCTCGTTCCACCTATCTACTGGTGATTTATACCCATAGGAACCACAGGACATTCTTTCTTTGTTTTGGAAATAATCACTCACTTCATTGAAAACGGATGGGGCATCAATCAATCCAATACCATATTCTTTAAAAGAATATTTGTAATCATCGTATTTTTCAATAACCTCTTTTTGTAAGTTTTCTACTGGAGAAATATAGTCCGAATAATCTGCAGACTTTAATTTTCTAAATTTAGAAACAAGTTCATCATATGAAAACTCTTTATATGGAAATAGAGGTTTTTCGGTTGTTATGTACTCTGCAACCGTTGATCTAAAAACATCACGACCATATTTTTCTGTCGCAATAGTAAACAGTGTACTATCCATAACGGGCAATCTATTTTCATTCGTAATGGTTTTTAAAAAATTATAAAGTTCTTTGTTACTATCTGTCTTCATCAAAAATGTCCAATCACTGTGTTGCGTTCGTCTGCAATTCTCTCAAGAGATAAAAGATATGTCTTTCGTAAAAGTTCCGAACCATAATATTGTCTATCACTTCTAATACATGCAACTGCAGTTGTGCCACTACCCATAAAAGGATCATAAACTATATCATTCTCTTTAGTATAATTCAAAATGCATCTTTTTGCAATAGATATTGGCATTCCATATGAATATTTTTTATATTTTTCACCATATCCATCGAACCATACATCTGGTTTAAATTCTTTTGACATGTATTGTTTCACTTTACCTTTACCAAAAGTCATTACATTACCGTATGTCAATCTATATAAATCAACTTTATCACTCTTAACCCATATCTTATGAGTCAGTAATTTATAACCCAAACAACTCATTGAGTGTTTCAGAATACTAGATTTGGGTACAATAGTTCCATTGTATTTTCTGTCGGTAAAGGCAACAGTAAATGCATTACTTTTTGGTTTTGCAGCACTAAAAACTTCAATTAAAAAATCTTGATAAAGGTCTGGTTTAGATGGATCTATACCTATTTCTTCAAAATCTGGTGGACTTGTAAAAAGATAATCATATTCCAACTCACCAATCCATTCTTTGTAATCACCTAATAATAATTTACTTGTCATTATGTATTTTGTCCAATCCTACTAAATCCTTTTACCTTTTCAAATCTAACAACACTGTGGAACTTGTCATATAATATATCACCCTTATGACTGATAACAAAAACATTGTTACCACCTAAAGTATTTAGCAGTTTTAAAAATTCATCTGTACCAGTTGCATCCAAAGAACTATCAAATACTTCATCAAGAATAAGAAGATTGGTGTTGACACTATTCTTCATACGAGCGATTTCTCTCCAAGTAAACAGAAGTGCAAGGTCAATACGCATTTTTTCACCTTCAGAGAAAGAAGGATATGTAAAGTTTTCCCTTGCTCTAGACTTAATATTTTCAGAGAATTTTTCATCTAAGGTAAAATTAATATAAAAATCCATTTCTTGTAAATACTTGTTTATCAACTTATTCATAATTGGTAAATAGTATTTTACAATAGAAGTCTTTACTCCAGTATCCTTTAGAAACTGAGAGGCAACATTATAATAATTTCTAGTATCTACTAATTCTCTTCTCTTGGAGTCTAAATCCTTTGCTAGTTTTCTAAGTTCTTTCAACTCATCCTCTAAAGAAATCATATTGTCATTATTGTTTTCTGCATCTTCGATTTCTTTTTCAATTTCATCGATACTATCTTGGATAAACGAAAAGGTGTTCATGTTAGAGCTCTTCTTATTGTTTAACTCTAGTATTTCCTTTTTAATAGTCTCGATTTCTTGTATTCTTTCTTGTGTCGTATCTAACTCTTTTTGAAGATCCAATAAGGCACTCTCTATTTCTTCTTTCTTAGTATTTTTAGAAGAGATTATTTCGTGTTTATGTTCATCTTCAATATCTTGTTGACATGAAGGACAAACATCTTTACTCTCAAACCAATTAATATCACCTTCTATTTTAGAAATATTATTGTGCAGTTGAGTGTCTAACTTTTCTAATTTTTTATTCTTTGTTAATGCCTTTACTTCATCACCAATCGAAAGTGCAAATGTGTTTAATTGACTATCATACTCTTCGTTTTCAGATAGTATTTTTTTCTGTTGAAGTCTCTTGTCTTTAATTTTCGTTTTGTTCTGTTTGATAGATGCAGACTTATCTTCATTCAACTGTTGAATGTTTCTTTCTTGCAAATCAATTTTATAATCTTGTAATTCTCTCTCCTTTTCATTCTCAAACAATTCATCTTTCAGTGATGTAGATTTTGTTTTAAGAATTTCATTCATGGCAGAAAATATTTTGATGTCGAGAATATCTTCGATAATATCTCTTCGATCATTTGAATTCAATTGCATGAAAGGAACAAAGGTTGCACTACCCAAAATAACTGTTTGGGTAAAAGATTTAAAATTTAGTTTAAGAATATTTTCTTCTAGATAAATTTGACTATCTCTAATTTTAGAGTCTTGGTCTAACATCTTACCATCGATATAAACTTCGAACTTGTTTGGTTTGATCGCTCGTCTTACCAAATACTCTCGTTTACCTATCGAAAACTCAATTTCGATCACACAATCTTTTTCATTTACAGTATTGACAAGTTGTGGTTTGTTAATTTTACGGAAAGGTTTGCCAAAGAGTCCAAATGTAAGAGCATCCAGTATAGTAGATTTGCCGGCGCCGTTCTCTCCAACAATTAAAGTTGATGAAGTCCTGTTTAGTTGTATCTCTGTAAAATTGTCGCCTGTCGATAAAAAGTTTTTCCATCTAATCTTTTTAAATTCAATCATCTACACACCTCTCAATGCAGAAACATACAAGTCTTGCATGATACCCTTTAACTTGTTTTTATCTACATCGATTTCGTAATTATCAATATAATTTGTCAATAGTGACATTGTATCTTCGGTTGCATCAATATCAGATGCCTCTTCAAAATCCCATTCAGTCGAATCATCAACAATCGACAAATCAGCAACTTCATTCCTGTAAAGTTCATCCACAAAAACATCAAACTTATAGGAGTCTGTTCTATTTTTTACAATTAACTTAACATATTTGTCTTTGTATTTACTTGCAGAAAGTTTCTTATCTTCATCATAATAAACTTTATGAAACATTTTATATGGGTTTATAATGTGTTCTAGTTCTAATGTTTCAGTGTCAAAAATATGAAAACCTCTTTTATCATTACAATCAACCCATGTAATTTCATATGGATTCCCTAAGTAATGAATGTTTCCGTTGTGAGATTTGTGATGGAAGTGGCCAGACATCACAATATCGAAATTCTTGAATAATTTTTTATCCATGCCATCATGACACATCAATCCTGCGCCCATTTCAAATCCTGCGATTTCAAGATGTCCCATCGCAATTTTTGCTTTGGTTTTCTTTAAATGAGATATTGTGTTATCATAATTTTCTGAATTAATCCAAGGAATAAAACATACATCGGTTCCGTCAAAATTTAGAGTTGTAGTTTCAGTATAAATTTTTAATTCATCACCAAATAACTGTTCCATTGAGTTAATGCGATTTGTATTCTTATAATACACATCATGATTACCAATGATGAAATATGTGTCGTACTTCTTAAGACGCTCAATAAATCTACTTTTAAACCCATCTAAGATATTATAGTTAATAAACTTTCGTCTATCGGTTACATCACCCAAATGAATAACCGTGTCAATTTCATTTTCATCAAGATAAGGGAAAAAGACATTATCATAGAATTCCAAAAAATAATTATGAAATAGAATAGAGTCGCCTCGGGCACCAAAATGGGTGTCCGTAATCAATGCAATTTTCATTATAAATTATACTTCCTTATTCTGCATTCTTTTCTCTTTTGCCTTCTCTTTCTTTTTTCTTTGAGTTTCTTCAAATTCGGCAAGAAATTGATCCATGTTACTGTGTACAAAATCTAAGACACCTCTTTTTATCTGACTATTATCTGGGCCAGCCATTACTTCATCAAGAAGTTCTTGATTTTCTAGAGACTTATACTTAACATAAGATTGTTTCTTTTCCTTTTGAATTCTTCGAATAAACGCATAGTAAATGATTTGAGTAAAATACGCAAAAGGGTTCGATGATTTTTCTGGGTTAAAATTGTCAATGTACAACAAACAATTTTCTATCCCATCAGATATCATTTCATCTTTATATGTGTAGTTAATAAAGTTTGGTTTATAGGAAAGATGTTGGGCAATTTTCATAATGCACTCGCCTATGTAGTTAGGCACTCTAGGGCGTTCTGTCCCATCTTCCTTTGACTGGTTGACTGCATCCTTATACTTTATCATTTCTTGGAGTAGGAGTTTGTTGTCAACATAATGATGTCTCTTGGTTTTGTCTTTAGTTCTTGGCATAATATTTTTTTCCTAATAAAGTTATGTACATACTACCACAAAATGGTTAACGTGTCAATCAATTTTTTTTTATTTTTTTATTTTTTTCTCTTGACAAGTCCTTGACAACCGTGTATTATCCACTATGTGGATGGTTAAGGATATTAATGTATTGTCCTATTAGACTGCTTTATTAACATCTCTAAGAAGTCTTCTTGTGAAGGTTCTTCTGGTTCATCAATACTTACACTGTTCTCTGGGGGAGCAGTTCCGACTTCTTTATCAATCTGTTCATTTAAATTTTTGTTGTTTAAAATCATTTGATAATGGTCAACTAGATCTTTATGTGGTTCATTGACAGTAATTATATCATTAAGTGCGACTTTTGTAAAGTGATCTCTTGAAAAATTTAACCAATCGATGAGCGTAGTGCTAAACTCTCCGTTCTGAGGGTTTATGAATGATTTAATCTCATATGGATGATGAAAAATTATATAACCCTTCCCTTCTATTTCTTCGGGAGTGATTTGAGTGATTATATTTTCTTTTGTTATGAGTTTAATTAATTTATACTCAACATTCATTTCGGAAATAATCCTTTTCTAAACTACTCAGAAATCTTAACTTCATGAATTTTGAAGTCAAATTTCTCTTCGTTGTAAATATTTAGTCTTTCATAAAAGTGCCTCAGTGCAAAATTCATATGTGATTTGTACTTCATATCATCAGCGATATCATACAACACGGCACTTTCTTTGTTGTTTCCCTTCCTCAGTCCTCTTCCTATTGATTGAAGATTTCGTACTCGACTCTTTGAAGGAGATGTAAAAATTACATTATGTAAATTACGAATATTGACACCAGTAGAAAATGTGCCGTAAGAAGCAACGATAATTGCGTTTTTCTCTTTTTCCGTAATTCTTCGTATTTCTTCTCTAATTTCTGCGTCAACTCCTCCATGCACAAAAAAGACTCTTCTGTTTTCATCTGCACCATCCTTTAACAAATTATGTAATGGGATTCCATGTTTTTCCACAAAATTAAATAAGACAAGTGTGTTGCCCTTTAAATCAAGAACCAGATTCTTGATGAATTCATTTCTGCGATTATTTGTGACAATCCACTCTACTTCATCTGCGTATTTGGTTCCTTTCATTTCCTTGCATATCTTCTCTGGATATTTTAATACTATACACTTGATACTGAAGTCTGCAAGGGTTTTGCTATCGA